TACGCAGCAGCACACGCAGCATACGCAGCAGCAGACGCAGTGAGCCTTAAAATCTTAGAATATGGATTGAGGTTGTTAAAGAAAAATTAATAAAAAACCCAAGAGAGTATTCAAGTATTGAAGAATTTATTATAGACCTAAAAGAGGAAAATCCTGAAAATTGGAAAGAAGGACAAGCGATGTTATTAAAATTTGAAATACTCAAACCCAAAAGTGTAACTAAAGAATGGATTATAAGTGAGGTCTAAAAATGGCAGAGGAAAAAAGGATGAGTATAATCAAAGTTTCAGTATCTATTTTTCTTTTATTAAGTTGCCTTTGTTTCGCTGAAGAAAATAAAGAACCCATAATCGTGACTTCAGAAGAAGCAGTAAGGCAATATTCGGCAGAACATAATGTAACCTGTGAGAGTAGCGGAATAACACTATGCACAGGAATGTGGTGCGGAAGCGGAAAGTATATAAATGGAGTTTGGGTAAATCCTGAACCTTGTAATACTTGCACATCTTATTTTACTTGTAGCGACGGAACGCAATTTGAAGTAAAGAAAAAAAGTTATTAAATGAGTGATAATGATAAATGGATTTTAATTATTCTTTTCTTCCCAATAGTCTTAATGATGTCAGTAATTATCTGGGTCTATGAGGAATTGGGGTGGATGTGATAATTCTTAAATTTTTATTCGCCTTAATTATTTTAGCAATCTATATAGGCTTTGCCATATTAGTGGGAAGATTTTGCCAGATGAGTAATGAGGATTAAATTTGCTGGCTAAACTCAACTACAAGAAAACACTTGACATTTAACAAAAAATAGTTTATATTTTGAATAGAGATTAACTTGCTGGTTCAAGCGAGGTTCTGCAAAGGACTGGCGCAAGAGAGGCAAGGATTGATTTTTAAAAATTAGGCAATAAACTTGCTGGCTAAATAGAGACTGTTAATAACGTTGGCTAAATAGAGGCAAGGTTAGAGTAGAAGTTACTCTGCCTTGCCTTTTTTATTTATACCTCCCATGAAAAAGAAAAATAAAAAAAAGCCTGCAGCGCAAAAATACACCTTAAGCCCTTCCCAAGAATTATTTTGTCACGAATATCTAAAAGACAGAAACGTAACGCAAGCCGCAATAAGAGCCGGTTATTCAGCCCGGAGCGCTGATAGCAAGGGTTCGCAACTCTTAGCTCGCCCCTTAATACAATACAGAGTTAACCGGTTGATAGAAGCCCAGCTTGGACGTATTGACTTAAAAGCTGATTTTGTAGTAAAGGAGATATTAAAACTCGCTACTTTTGATATCCAGGACATATTTGATAAGGGGGGTAATTTAAAAGCTGTAGAAGATATGCCCGAGAACGTGAGGAAGGCAGTAGCTTCTATTGAAATATTTGAGGAATTTGAGGGGCAAGGAAAGAAAAGAAAAAGCATTGGCTTTACTAAAAAGATAAAATTTTGGCCGAAAGATAAAGCCTTGGAGATGTTAGGCAAATATTTAAAGATGTTTGGTGATGTAAATATTCTTCCCGGAGGAACGCTTATCTTCCAAGACATTAAGATTGAGCAGCAAGAAGCGCCTCAATTATTAAGTGATATAAACACTCGTTTGAGTATGCAATTTTCTAAACAATGAATATAGAAGGTTATCCCAAAGACTTTAAAGAGAATATAATATATCGCGCTAAGCTCTTGAAGGCTTGTGAGGTTGATGAGGTATTGAGAGCCGAAGTAAAGGCTTTATGCAAAAAAGATATTTTATTCTGGGTAAACTGTTTCTGCTATACAAAAGACCCCCGCCGTAAACCCGATATGCTTCCATTTATTACTTATGACGATTACCAAGCTCAGTATATCCTTGATGTAGAAAAGTCTATTGATATACAAGAAGACCTACTTACAGATAAGACAAGAGATATGGGTATATCTTGGATGATACTTTATGTTTTTACTCATAAGTGGTTATTTGAAAGCGGTTCTGATTTTAGGGTAGGTTCACGCAAAGAGGATTTTGTTGATAAGCTCGGGGATATAGATACCTTATTAGAAAAAGTAAGGTTTAATCTAAAGAGGCAACCTATATGGTTGCTTCCTAAAAGATTTAATTTTGATGAACATGCTGGTTATATGAAGATAGTAAATCCCGAAAACGGAAATTGTATCATCGGAGAAAGTGCTAATGAACATTTTGGTTCAGGTGGCCGCAGGAAAGCTATTCTCTTGGATGAGTTTGCTAAATGGGAAGAGAAAGTTGCTGAGGCAGCTTGGACAGCTACGGCTGATGTGGCAAGATGCAGGATGGTAGTTTCTACTCCCGTAGGAAGCGCTAATAAATTTGCTCAGCTTGCGAACGGGACTAAAGAGAAGATAAAAAGAATAACCTTGCATTGGACATTACATCCCGAAAAAGGGAAAGAGCCTTATTATCTTAGTAATGGGGTTAAGATGTCCATAGCTAGCCAAAAAGAAGCTTTTAAATTATGGCAGTCGGGGATTAAAGTCAGGAGCCCTTGGTATGACGCAGAAGCAGAACGACGTTCAGAGGCAGATTTAGCCCAGGAAGTTGATATTGATTATTTAAAATCCGGGCATCCGTTTTTTAGTTTAATGGCTTTGGCGAAACAAAAAATATGGGATTATTTCCAAAGAAAAACTCCGAATGATGTTATTCCTTATGGTAAACATATCAGGGCTAATCTCGTAGAGATTGATAATAAAATAGAGTTAAGGGAAAGCATAGATGGTTGGCTTCGTATATTTGAACTGCCTAAAGAAGGCTGTCAGTATGTATTAAGTGCTGATACATCTGAAGGGTTGGCTAAAAGTGACGAGTCTTTCTTGACGATAAGGGATAAGTGGACAAGAAATATAGTGGCTGCGGCTAATGGGTTTTACCCTACTGATGATTTTGCTATCAAGATATTTAAGGCAGGAAAGTTTTATAAAGATACTGATATTGTCCCGGAGAACAATAACCACGGGCACGCAGTTTGTCAGGATTTAAGGAATATGGACTGTAAACTTTATTATACTAAACATACCAATCCGAACAATGAGAAGGAAACTATCATTAAGCCGGGTTGGACTACAACCAGTCAATCAAGGCCTCTCGCTTTAGACCAGTTAGAAGAAGAGATAAGAAAAGACGCTATAGAACTAAGAGATGAGGTTTTAATCGCCCAATGCAAGACTTTTGTATTTAATGCCAAGAATGGTAAACCCGAGGCAGACGGTAGTTTTCTTGATGATGGAGTGATAAGTTGCGCGATAGGTAGTGCCATAATTAAAGAAATTCCTTTTAAGGCAAGGTCAGACGAAAATACTAAGGCAAAACAAAAACAAGTGGTTAAGGAAATGCAACAACCAATCGGGGTTTTTAAATAAACGGAGGGTAATAGATATGGAAGAAAATAAAGACGGAGGAAATGGAAAATTAGAGAAACAAAAACCACCAGAGATAGCAGAAGAAAAAATAGTTGTCTTAAAAATCTGCATAGGCAAGGTAAGCAAGCGTATAGAAGTTGAGGGGTTATTGGGGAACAAAACTTTATGTTATCACGCCATAGCAGAGGCGATTAAGACTATCACTGATTTTAACCCGTCTCCGATTATTCAAGCGCCGAGAGGTTTTATCCCAAGACTCAGGGGATTTCTCAATAAACACTAAGAGGCCACTATGCCAGAACCTAAAAAAGATTATACATTAAAAATTGAGCCAAAGACAGCCGTAGATGAGCGGATAGAAGCCAAGGAAGTTCCTATCTACAAAGAACGCCTTGAGCTTGATAAAGACCAAAAAGAACGGCTTGTCAAAGAATTTGAGGCTGAGCTTGAGGCGATTAAAGCCGAGCGTGATGCAGAACATCTAGAGGAGAAATGGGAAAGCTTAGAGAACCAGTATAGCGGCAAGATGCAGGAAGATAGCCGTATGCAGTTTAATCTTAACCGCAATATCACTAAGCCCATTGTTGATAGAGTTGCTAATTTTATAAAGCAGGGATTTTTTAAGAGCGACCCGATTTATTCCGTAAGCCCGAGGCCTGAGTTTGATAAAGAGGGCGGTGAGGAAGTAGCATCCCGGCAGCAGGATTTCTTAGATTGCAAATTAGATAACCTTCCTTTTAGGTCTCCCGTAGGCAAAACAATATTATCTGCAGTTAAGTTAGGCACTGGTATTTTAAAAATAACCCATGTCATAAAACGCGTTTCGCGTAAGCGCGAAGAAAGATATAAGGGTAACCCTCAACAGATTGGCATAGACCCTAATACTAAACAGCCGATTATCCAGAATAAAGGCCTAGATGAATTTTTAAGTAACTGGCCGGACGCAAGAAAAGATTGCCCGGGTTTAGTTACTCAGCTTGAAGAAGGCAAGGAAATAAATATCATCGCTGAATACCAGGATACAATTTATAATGACCCGCTTCCTCAATTCGTAGAGTTAAAGAATTTTTATGTAAGGTTAGCTTGCGAGGGATATGAAGGGTTAAAAGATGAGAAACTTATCGTAGAGCGCAAGAGTTATACCTGGTGGGAATTAGAAAAGGAAGCCAAGAAAGATAAATTCTACGATATTGATGAGTTAGTTGCGGACGCAAAAGATAAAACCAAAAAAAGAGATAACTACGAAAAAGAGTTGTTTAATATCCTAGAGGGCACATATTTCTTTAAGCTTAAGCCAGAGGACGAAGATAGCGTAAGGATTGTCTTTTGGTTTGCAGAAAAAGAAAAAGTAATCATTGGTTCTATCCTCTATCCTTATGATGTAATGGATTATATTCCGTTCTATATCTGTGACGATAAAACAGGATTCTATCAGCCAGGCTTAGCCGAATTTACTACCGACAGCCACATCGCGCAGAGCGTATTATTAAACCTTGCCTTAGGCGGTATTTATATCAGGAATACAATCACTCCTATTACTGACGATCAGGAAGTTATAGACCAATTCCTAGAAAAAAGATTTGTGCACGGCATACCTATTCAGGGAAAATCAGGGTCCGTAGACTTCTTACAGAAATATATGCAACAGATAGATATTAACGGTATGTTTAATCTGATGCAATTTATGAAGTCGTCCGATGAGGAAGTTACGCAATCTTCAAGCGGGATGTCTGGCAAGGAGAGTGCTTTTGACCCTAACGCTCCGGCCTCAAAGACTATAGCATTATTAAAAATGGCAGGCATTGGCATAGATGAATACATTGCCAGTATGACGTCTTCCTTTAATCAGATAGCCTATGTTTTGTTACAGTTATATTATCAGATGTCAACCGAGGGCAGGAAATACAAAATTAAACCTGAGAAAGTCGTAGGAACCAATCCTTTTGCTACGCTCAGTCGTAATGATATGATTGCCCGGACGAATATCCAAGCCCAGGCTTACGCTTATGATTTTAATAAACTGCAGGCCAAGAAAGAAGATTATGCTTTGTATCAAATTTTAAGAGTTGAACCGACATTTAACGCTAATCCTGAGGCGGTATATCATTTATTAAGGACAGTAGTTAAAGGGTGGAGTCAGAAGTGGAATAATAATGTTGAGAAATTATTGCCGACATTAGGACAGTTTAAGCAGATGCAATTAAAGACAGCAATTGCGGCAGTAGGGGTTTATGTTGCTTCAGTGTTACAGCAATCACAGGTTACAGGAATACCCCCAAAGTTTGATGTAAGACAATTATTGCAGATGATTGCGCAGATGCAAAAAGAAGCAGTAACCCCTGCTACACCTGATGAAATCAAAGCACGCGAAGAACAGACAAAGGAGACGGTTAATGGATAATGTATTTAGGACAAAGACTAAGGAAGAAATTAAAAAGGAAGAAGCGGAAAAAAAAGCTATTGAGATTAAACTTAAAAAAGTAGTCGAGGACGCTCAGGCTTGTTTGAGTTCTACGGTATTTACTAAATACAGAGAATCCGTAAGAGAGGCAAGGGAAGGTTTAATTAAGCTAATGAAAATGAATAGTGAGCCTGACCCCATTAAGTTTGCTTTTTTCTGTAAGGCCTGTTTAGTCAAAATAGACGCTTTTGATATGATGTTAGAAGAGGTTGAGAAAGATAGTAAGAAAAAATAGGAGGACTGATGAATGATTTAGCAGAGAGAGGCCCAGAGATAGCCCCGACCAAAAAGCAGAAATACTATCCTTCTTTTATAGTTCCGGTTGATGTGTTGCCGGGGTTGGAAGATGAGAAGGTAGGCAGTAAAATAATGTTAAAAGTAGAAGCAGAAATATCCAGTATCAGTAAATATGGCAACGGAGAGACTGAGGTTAGAATAGAACTTAAGAAGGCCGAGATAATCTCGGAAAAAGAATAGGAGGAATTATGCCATTGACCAAGAAAGGTCGCAAAATCAAAGCAGCAATGATGAAGGAATACGGAAGCAAAAAAGGTGAGAAAGTTTTTTATGCCTCTGAGAATAAAGGGACGATAAAAGGAGTGCATAAGGGCAAGAAGAAAAAACATCATTCTTCGTCAAAAGGGCATACTGATTTCGGCGGTTACGGGAAAGTGGAGTTTAGATAATGGAAGATAAGCACAGAGTTTTTAATTTGGAGCAGGCAGGCAATTATCTTAAAGAACTAAAAAATAAGCTTGTTACTAAAATCAAAAAGGCTGTTTCTAATGAAGCCAAGATTTCAACGGCTTTTCCTAAAGACAGAATAAAGTTTTTAGCTTATGCGATATCCCTACTTGATAATGTCAGCCGTGAAAATATACATTTATTCTGCAAGGTTACAGGAAAGAGCCTTAACCTTTATTCAGGCACAGAGCTTGCCGATTGGTTTAAAAAGCTTTTGATTTTACGCATAAACGGTTACTCATTAAGGCAGATAGCGTATATATTAAAAACTCCTCCGGAGACTTTAGAGAAGGTTGAGCAGATAGCTTTAATGGCGGTAAGTGAGATTATAGAAAAAACAAAGGTTGGAGCATTGCCTTTGGTTGGTGGTATATAGAAAACTAAAACCTAGAGGTCGCTCCTTTAGGAAACCAACAAATCCGTGCACGGCGGAAAAAGATACTCAAAAGAGTTTCTTATCCGCCGTTTTTGTTGGTAGTTAAGAAGCAGATACCTCTCATTAGAGAGCTCTGTTTAACAT